CCAATAATAACAGGTTGACCATTTTCATCTAACATAGTAGGTTGACCAGCTTCAGTATAAGACTGTTTACCATACCACATTAAGTTTTCCCATTCTTCTAACCATTGTAACATATATTGGTATTCTTCCCAATCCATCCACATATTTGTTTTCTTTCCACCTTTTACAGTAAATTGAAAATCAGCTACCATATTTTTAGTACGACCAGCCATTTGATACGATTTACGAATAGTAGATAACTTATGACGTACCATTCCAGGAGATTGCGAGTTAGATTTATTTCCACGAGAGAAATCAGTTCCAACAGGAGCAAACAATTGACCTAATTGTACACCTTCAGTTAAATCAGAAACAGGAATAGATTCAGCAGGATTATTTCCAGCAATTTGTCCAGTATATTGATAACCACCTTGAACAGGAACTGGATCACTCATTACACGAAATTGACGTTGAGAACGAGTAGATACCATATAATCTTTAATCAACCAACGGTCTTTCATTACAAAAGTGAAGGGTTGATAACCAGCACCTAATGCATCACTAGCTGTAACAGCTACTGTAGATGTACGTCTGTGATGTACCATTACACGATATTCGTATTCGTTACCTGTAATTCCTTTTACGTTTTTCATTCCTTCTGTCATATAAGTCAGAGGAAAACGTTTGTCCATAGAACCAGCTAAATGAATAATAGCAGGAGTCAATACATCAGGTCTTATAGCCAATGCTTGAGCAACACTATTACTAGTCGTCATTTGCTGGTCATTAAATATTTGTTTTATGATTTGCATGGTGTTTTATTTTAAGAGGTTAAGTTCTTTATTTACTTTATTTAGTAAAATCAAAATCTTCAAGCTCTAAATTCTCAATAGAAGTATGTCTTCCACCAGCAACATTATTTGTTGTTTTAGCGGAACGTATTCTATCTCTAAGTGATTTAGAAACTTGAGTATCAGCAGCTTGTTTGATAACCCCATCTAATTTTAATCCTCTTTTTACTAATAAACCAATCATCATAATTTGTTCAGGAGTAAGTGTTTGAGAATCTTTTAGATATTGAGTTTTACCTTCATTATCTGCTTTAAACATATAATCCATTAATTCTGTTTTTTCAGTTTTAGATAACGGAATACCATTAACTACACCTTTATTAACTATTTCAGTTACAGAACTATAGAATTGTTGTTCATTTTCTTTTTGCTTATCAGCATATTCTTTTTGACTATTAATTAACTCTTTATGTTTATTTTCATTTAGAGTAACTAATTCTTGTTTAGATTCTTTTGCTTGTTCAAATAACAAATCAGAGTTTTCTAACATTGTTATTTGTTTTTCAATCATAGAATCATTAAATCCTTTTTCTTTATAAAATTGACGTACTACTTGTCTTTGTGTAGCAATATCAGTTTCACTTAATTCAACAGATTTAATATCAGCAACATTATTTAAACTTTTAAAGAATACATCTGGATCACCATTATAGTTATCAACAAATGTAGCAAATTCTTTAATACGTTCATTCTTAGATAATAAAGATTCAAATTGACTCTTAGCTTTTTTAGTAGCTATTAAATCAGCAGCAGTAATAATACCTTCTTCATCATCTTTTAATAATGATAATTCACTATCATCAAAATCTAATCCTGATTTCTCAAGAATAGATAAATAAATAGGGTCTTCTTCTTTATCGTTATCTACCTTTTCAGGGGCAGGAGGTAAAGGATTGTTTGTTGTTGTAGAAGATTCATCTATAGTAAAATCTCCTGAGACTTCTTTTTCAAGAGGTTTTTCAGTAGAATCTACTATGGGCAGTCCTTCAAAACTTTCTATTTCAAATTCAAATGGCATATAATTTTTACTTCTCTTTTAATAAATTACAGTTTAATTGTTTTTATTGTCAACAACAGTATTATACTATTTAACAAGTATAATAACTATCATTCCTTCTTGTTGATTTTATCTCGTTCAATATCTTCTTTTTCTTTATTGTTACGGATTTTTTCTTCAAGTTCTTTGTATTTCAAATCAATTTCTAGTTTTTTGATTTGTAGTTCTTCTTCTTTATACGGATCTAAAGGAGTATCTAACTTTTTATATTCTAAAGCTAGTTTTTCTTCTTCAATATGTCTTTGTTCTTCTAAAGCTTTTTGCTGTGCTTGTTGCTCTTGACGTGCAGTTTCTTGTGCTTGTTTTTCAGATTCTTTTACTTTATCTAATAAAGAACTAAAACTTGTTGCTCTCATAGTTTCTGCTACAGTAGATAAAGCAACTCCATTCTGTACCATTGCTTGAGTAAGTGATTGTATATTTTGTAAGTTTTCTTGGTCTTTTAAATTGTTAGATACAAATATACCATACACAGATTCCATGTGTTTTTGTCCATCAATAGTTATATAAGCATAAGAACCATCTGATCTTACATACATAGCTTGTTTACCATCTAAATAAGCATATTTAGACATATCTAATAATGCTTGTAAATCACGTCTTTCAAATTGAGCAAACATTCTAAACCATTCTTCAGTAATATGAGAAGATTGAATAACAGCTCTCTCACTTACACCCTTCCCCTCATACGGTCCTATTTCACCTTTACGTTGAGGAGATACACCAGATAAAGATTCCCATTGACTTAAAATAAATCGAATCAATTCTATATAAGTAACTAATGTTTTATTGGTTAAATCTAATAATTGATTTAAAGAATTACCAGCTTTAACTCCTTCTTGATTCAAATCTACAAAACCGATACCAGTCTTATCTATCCAGTAGAACCAATCTTTCATATCCATTCCATCAGGAATTAGATTTATATCAAATAATGCTATAACATCTTTAGCTTTAGCAACAGATAATTCCAATCTATACATATAAGCATTATATAAAATCTGATAAGTAATACCATCAGAAACAAACGATTGTATTTTATCTGTTGTAGGATTATATACTCTACCATTTATAGGTAACTTACATCCACCAACTCCAACTAAAGAACGTTCATAAGGATATACTCTACCACGAAGCATATATAAATGATCTATCATAACTACTTCTCTTACTTCATTTTGATATTCCCATTCAACAGATTCATTTTCTTGTAACTTATAACCTTGTTCTACTTCTTTAATTTGTGGCATACCTATTTCATCAAAATAAGTAACATAACCTACTTGTTTAATAGATTTCCAATATACTTTTACTTCTTCCAATAAACTTAATGCTTGTTGTACATTAGCAGAACTAGAAGAATACAATGTATAAGCAGAACCTTTACCTGAAGGATTTTGTAAGTAATCAATAAACTCTTTTTTATTTTCTAGTTTAGCTATTTCTTCTGAATAACGAGATAACACATCACTAGATGTAACATAAGTACGAACAATTTGCCAACCAGCATCTTCAATAAACTTTAAATTCTCACTGCGTTCATAATCTACATGATAAGGTTGAATATCCTCATAAATAATTCTATCCTTAATAACATCTTTATAAGATACACATCTACCATAGATTAACCATTGTTTAAATAAATCTTGAAACTTATCATACAATTCTAAATCATACTTTATATAACTTAATATCTCATCACCATGTTTAGCACGTTCATCTTTATAAGATAAATTAAATTGTTGCATAAATTCATCCATTGGTGGTAACTCTCTGGATTCTTGCTCAGTTTCTTCTCCTAATTTATTTAACTCATTAATAAACTGTTGATATAAGTATCCTCTTACAACTTGTAATTGAGCATCTTCTTTTTTATTTACTACATCAGGATTAGCTACTATAACCGTATCATTTAATGCACGTTTAGCTTTCTCACCAATTAAAATATTAACAATAGGCTTAATAATATTATGATTTCTTACTTCAGCAGTAAGATTTTCCATCTTAATACCAAATGGTTTTAACAAGTTGTTATAATCACTTTGTATTAAATCACCTTCATAATATTGTTTTAATTTTAATAATGCATCATATTCACTATTGTAATTATTAAAATTAGACATAGATAAAATAGCATCATAAGTAGTCTTGTGAAATACTTCATCTTTTTTAGATGCTGGAATGGATTGATCAGGTAGTTGTTGCATAGCCTACACTTTTTAAAAATTCTATACGTTTATTTCTTTTGCCTGAAGTTACGGGTTTTGTTTCAATTTCTTTCTTATAAAACATACCTATAATTAAAGCAGAAATTCTATCAAAGTTACCTTTATCATTATACTTATACAACTCTCTTAATAGAGGAATATCATAAATAAACTGATAGCGATAATATTCTTTTCCTTCTTTAACAGAAACAACTTCCATTAACCAATCTCGTAAATATAATAAACCTTGTTTCTTACGTTCACCTGTCATGTGACATCCCCAATTACGTTGAACAGAAGATTGTAACTCCTTTTTATATTCAAATTGAAATTCTTCTTGTAACATATTCAATTTCTTTTTACGTCTAGCAAAACCTATTACATCACCTCTATCATTCTCAAATCCTATCTTAGAATTATAAAATTCAGCCATCATAAATAACTGTTCATTATAATAATCTTGACTCTTTGGTCTGCCTACCCAACCACAAATAGGTAATTCATTAAATGTATGTGATATATTATTAGTACGTTTAATTACATAAGCAGCTCCTAAAGATGTTTTATCAGAAGCATCTTCTAAAGCATACGGGTCATGTATTGTATAATACATATCATTAGGAACAACATCATTAACCAAATGTGGTAATTCTAACACAGCAATACAACCATCAATTGTATCATCTGGAGAATGTGGAAATTTATCTATAAAATATTCTTGTCCATTAGGATCATGTACAAACTTAATAACTCCATCTACTCGTTCAAAATGACCATAGGTATATAAATTATTCAAGTGATGTGCTTTAACATAACTTTCTTGACTCTTTAATTCTTTAATAGGCATAATAGAATTAAAGGTTTGCATTAATGCTTCAGAAAGAGTAAGAGGATTCTCAGCTATATATTGATCATACGCTTCACGTTTACCATTCTTCTTCTTTTCTCTTTCTCTATTTTCATGTTCAGTAGCTTCTAATCTATTAGAATTACCATGTCTATCTTGATACATTTCCATGTTACAAGAAACAGGCATAAATACAGAACAATATGTACCACTTAATTCTTCATCCCATTCGTTAAGAAGAGGTAAACAATTATATGCTTCAGGATTATAACTTAATTCTTCTAATCCTTCAATATCATCACTTTTAGAACCACCTGTACCAAAAGCAATCATTTGTCCAGATACATAACCACCTTGTTCTACACTTGGTCTCGTTACTTCCCAACTTTTAATTAAATTCTTAAATTTACCTGCTTCTTCAAATAAAATTAATTCACCACGTTTACCACGACCTTTATCAGGATTATTATGAAAAGACAATCCTATAATCTCATTTAATAATCCATGCTCATCATAAATACCAGTAATAGGATTCTTCTCAGAAAATCCTGCT